TTGATTCTGTGTAATGGTAACGGGTTAAAAATTTGGCGGGTGAAAACATACAGAGCCTATATGTATAAGTAAAGATAAGTAATAAAGCGTAATAGAATAAAAGGATTAGAAAAAGGATTGGATTAAATGGGATTAGGATATTGGTTAAAATATTGTTTTGGGATATTTTTTATGGGTCAACTCACACCGCTTTCAAGACTCTCAAACTACCACTCCCAGACTGTCAAAGTGGCAAGGATAGGGGTATCCGTTCACATCAAAAGGGGGTAGGGGGTACGGCTTTTTGACTGGCGGGGGCATCCCCATTCCCCGCAAAATATAAAAAATAAGTCCAGATAGCGTAAAAAATAAAAATTTTTCAAATATGTGTCATGCTATTTAAATTAAGATATATGCAAACAGAGGAGAAATAAGTGCCACCTACAGATAAAAGTTTACAGCTTCGAGGAGCTATTGATAAAGCTGTTCAGATATATGCGAATACCCCTGATGTGACACATGAAGAAGTGGCACTTATGTGTGGTATTTCTGATAAGTCTTTATACAGCATAAGGCGTGATCCAAACTTCTGGGATGCTGTGTATGAGGCTTATATGGTTGAATATTCTTATGAGGAAGTTCAGGTATTACGGGCTATGGTTAGGGAAGCAAAGGCGGGTAATGTGCAGGCTGGTAGATTGGTTTTAGAGCATGGTGGCAAATTGCAGAAGAATATCCATGTTACTATTGATAGTCCTTTTGAGAAGTGGCTAAAGAAGTCCGAAATAGGTAATATAGAAGATGCAGAGATAGTTGATGATATACCCGCAGCATTACAAGACTTTAGCGAATTACCTGAGAGAAGTAAAAAACATGATAATGTTAAAGCGAAGGAAGATCATTCTAAAGTTCGTAAAGCACTTAAAGAAGCTGCTAAAATAGCCGATAAAAAGGCTAAACGGAACTTGGCACGGAAAGAACTAAGAAAGTGGCAAAAAAGGGCAAATTTGGTAGGAATAAAGGCATTACCTGCTAAAAGACCAACTAAGGGTCAGCGTAAAGCGTGGGAAGATAGTATTATTGAAGCCGAACAGAGGATGGCATCGGAACATCCGCAGGGATAAGCTGACAGTAACAAAATTCCTTACAAACGGAAAAGCCAGAAGCAGGAAGTCCTAATACCTCCCATTCTTCCCAAGACCTTACTTGTCCAATACGGGATTCACAATCTACACATATTTTAGGCGTTCCTACAGATACCCATTGCATCATTACGCTATCCCCATAAACTCTATCTTGTCCAATTCGAGATGCTTGCATAACTGCTGATACAATTCCTCGCTTAATATTATTCCGCAGTCGTCCGAATATTCTTCCATTTGTTGATAGATCGTTTCGCAGGATTCTAAGTATTTCATCATTTGAGATACCTGCGTTTCTAAGGAGAGCAATTTCTCGCTCAATTTCTGTTGCGAAGATGTCAATAGCAAAGCTGATGCCCAGCGTTGCCCACAAAAGGATGTTCTCATCTTCTTCTTCAAGAGTTTGCGTATTTTGTTCCTCATCAGCCATTACTTTTTAAGTGCCTTTGCAAATTTATCAAACATTTTTTTAATTAATTTATTATTATATTTAAAAGTTTCATTTGTATGAATCCATTGTCTTTGAGGTATCGCTTTACCTTTAAACTTAAATTGTCTTTTCCTTAGCCCGCCCTTAGGTCTTTTATTGCCTTCTGGAATAACTGGATTATTTTGAGTTACGAATCCCCTATTATGATATACTCCATATTCTTTTGCAGATATACCTGTTTTTTTAGCTTTTATGCTATTTAATAACTTTCCTGAAGCATTCAATGGAGGAGAAGATGGGTTATGCCCTCGCAATATACGGGTTATTTTTGCGACTTCAGAAAGTGGCTTCATTTGCCCGTCAATAGTCTTTCCAGACTTCAACCTGTTAGACATTTGACCTGATTCTTCTTTTATAGTTTCCTCTTTAAATTCATTAATGGTACTCTTTACCGAATTGGCTAATTTTCCGAAGTCAAAAGTCGTTTCAATCTTTAATTTTGGTCGCAAACTTTTCTCCTAAGTCTTTAGCTTTATTGTAACGGGGAATTTGTGACATAATAGCATTTTCAGCTATCTCTTCTGCCCACTCAGCAGGATTCTCTATTATAGCCTCCATACCATCTTGAGGCAGCTCTATATCAAACTTCAGCAGTTCTTTGAGCTGCTTGGCGTGCCTTTTCAAATATTGAGAGTTTTTGGTTTCTTTGCTTGTTTGAGGCAATGGTTAACTCCGCTTGTTCTTGTGTTAAGTCGTTATTATATTCCATTAAAAGCCCAACTTCATTAATTAAATTAAGCTCTAATCTGTGCTTATCCCAAAGAATTTGATCCTGAACTGTCTTTGGATACTCAGGCTCTTTAAAGTCTAAGCCTAAGTCGCTTGGCAGGGATACACCAAAACTTGCTGCGACCTGTCTTTCAACTCTATATAATTCATACTCGTACATTCTCCAGAGTTCTAAGTCATCTTGGTAATCTTCGCTTCGCTCTAAGTCCTTTATCATCAAGGAGATACCCGAAGGAACCTCCCCTCCTTGCTCTGACCATTGAACCCATAGGTGGTTGTTTTGTGCTACGAGTTCAACGAGGAATTTAACATTTTCGATAACTCCCTCGACATTGCCTTGCGGGGCAACGATTTCGTATGTAGAACCTTCGGGTAATTCTAATGTCACATCTGAGCCTGTTCTTTGCTTATTCCCCATTTCTGCACCCGTCATAACTGGCTGTCCAAACATTTGAAAGCGAAGTCCAAGTTGCATTTCTGTCATTGCTATGTTAACGTGTTCATTCGCATTAACAATATCATTCGCACCTTCCACATAAAAACTGTCTGTTTGGTTTTCTCTGTGAGTAAAAATAAATGGTAAAACGCCATAATTGTGGGGTATTTCATCTAAAATGACACCATCTTCATCCATTAAAAGGTATCTTTCTTTATCCCAATAGGCATATTGTAGTTTTTCCACCTTAGAGGTATCTTCCACAGGTTGTAAAACTGGATATGAAATAGATTTTGGCGTAAATGGATCATCTTCAAAGTTTACATGAAAGAAATATATAGGTCTATAGTCAAAATAAGGCATATCCCCATCTACCATTACTACTCGTGTCGCAATAGTACCACAAAGACGGGTCATACGCTCAATATGTTTCATACGAGCATTTTTTAGAATAGTAAGCTCATTATATTTATCATTTACATTCCTGATTGCACCAATTGTGTAAATTCTGCTCATCTTATTGATGAATTTTCTTGTTATATTTGTTTCTACTGGCGGAATTTCAGAAAAAGCAGAACCAGCAAACATTCTTGAAATGTAATTAGCTGTATCATTACCATTGTAGTAGTCTAAAAGTTTCTCAATATGATCTTCACGCTTTTTCGCATTGTGAAGTTTTAATTCCTTAATTGAGTCTTGAATTAAGTCTATCATCTTTTAATCATCCTTACTTCTCTTTTTTTAATTGGAAAACGGTTTACAAAAAAATACCTAACCATATCGCAACCATGATCGTGGTAGCCATCTTTTAAACTCTCAGGTTTTAGGTCTATGCTTGACTCTGGGTAACGCAAACTTTCTAAGTCCTCTTGAATGCCGACACATTTCTCATCTATATGAAACCGCCTTAGCCCATCTGCACTCTCCATAAAGCTACGAACATGGGTTTCGCCCGAAGCCTTATTTCTTGATGCTTTATCTCTTACAGAACGAACAACAATACCATGTCGTCTTAATATTTCAATATCACCAAGCCCTGACTGCCCTTGTGCTTGCATACCAGCAGGATCACCATAATAGGCAGCTATGTTATATGGTGCTTCTTTAATAATTTGAGCTAAAGACTCTGTTTTAATATTCTCCTGATGGATAAACTCATCTATCATATTGATATGCTCAATTCCACCAACACTATAAACCTGAAACCATCCAACGGCTGGCATACGATAACCAAAGTCCATCGCACAATAGGTAGGAAAATTAGGGTTATATCCATATTTCCCCACATCTAAATTCCTGTCAAACGGATAAACACGACCTGCGAATGAAGTAAATTTTGCACCATATTCTTGGTCAAATACCTCTTTAGACATATTCCGCTTACGCTCTAAAATAACAGAATTATTTTCGCCTTGCGGATATGCGTGATGATTTTCCCAGGCAGGAGCAGTATGGCTTTCCCACATAGGGTCTTTTTTCCCTAAAAGATATTTATCGTATATCCAGTTGTAGCCTTGTGGGGTCGTAATAAATATAGCTTTCCCGTTTCTTCGACCGACTGCGGGTGAAATGTACATATCCCAAATATCCTGTTTCATCTTGGCAACTTCATCCAAGACCACTAAATCATACTCATCTCCGACTAATGAGTCTGGATTATCTGCCGATAAACCTTCAATGGAGGAGTTCCACTTAAACTGTACATATTGATCTTTTTCAGATGATTTAACTACGGCAGATTTATTAGGGATGACCATTGTTCGCCATATTTCATCAAACAGGAGTTTTGACTTTTTATACGACAAACCCACAAGTGCTACTTTTTTGTTCGGTTGCGATGCAACAAATGAAGCCTCTTTAGCTGAAGCAAAGGTTTTTCCATACCCCCTACCACAGACAATTACAAAAAAGCGAGAAGTCTTTTTTTTTGGGAAGTGAAGCATAGATTGACCCCTGTGAGGCGAATATCCCATAAACTTAAACCACTCTTTTTTATATGTCTGGAGATCAGCTTTCAAATATTAAGTTATTTTAATGTTTTACTTTAAGTATTTAGGAAAAGTATTGTAAATACTTGCATATTGTTTCTACATTAATTTAAGTTTTGTTATCTGAATCGTGCAAGAAAATGTGAATAAGATGTGGATATCTTGTACATAACTAAAGATAGGAGGACAGATGTCCGAAGAGCAAGTACAAGAAAGCGTACAAGAAAGTCTTGATATTAAGACAGAGAGCAAGCCTGAAAGTGCCGATTCTGGTTTGTTGCAGGAAGTAATGGCTAAAAAAGCTACAATTAAAGAATTACAGGCTAAATTAGGCGAATATGAAACTGCAAACGAAAAAGCAAGGCAAAAACAATTAGCAGAAGATGGTAAAAAAGATGAACTCATAGCTGAACTTAATTCTAAAGTTGAGAAACTGGAAGGCGAATATAGTCGGCTTTCAAAATATGAGGATGATGAGAAAACTAAACTTATCGCATCTATCGCTGCTGACGAAAATGAAGCAGAACAGTTAAATAATGAAAGTTTAGCTACGCTTCGTTTACTTAATAATAAGATTGCTGCAAAAGCTTCAGAAACACCTCCTGCTCGTGGATCAGTTGGTAATCAACCGCCTCCACCTGATTTCACAAAAATGTCAAAAGAGGATAGAAAAAAGAATTGGAGCAATATTTTAAAACATTATACAAAAAATTAACCTTACTTGAAGGCTTTAAAGAGCAGTTGAAAGAAGGTATATAAGAGGTAAGAAATGGCAACAACAATAGGTTCAGCAAATCCTGTAGCTTCTCAAGCATCTGATACTGAATTAGCAGTATTTATTCCTGAAATATGGTCGGATGCAGTAAGAGCTTCATTTAAAAAGAGCTTAGTAATGGGGAATTTAGCAACTGATTATTCAGCTTTATTAGCAAATGGTGGAGATACTGTAAATGTACCTTCAGTAGCAGATGTAGCAGATGCAGCAACTAAATCTGCTCATACGCCAGTTAATTACACAAATGCAACAGAAGATCAGTTTCAAATAGCAGCTACTACTCATCAGTATGCTTCAGCAATGGTAGAGGATATGGGTGTCGTACAAGCAAGTTCTGATTTGCTGACAATGTATACCGATTCTATTGGATATAAATTAGCATTAGGTGTTGAAGTTGCTATAGAAGCAGCTCTTGCACTTACAACTGAGTGTATTAATATTGCAGGTAATACAGTAGCTAAAACAATAGATGCAGCAACTCTTGCTCATATTAGTAAAGTAGCAATGGAAAATGATGCACCTTTAAACGAATGTGTTTTAGTTCTTAATCCTACTTTATATGCTTCATTGTTTAGAATAGATGACTTTATTCATATTTCTAAAACAGCAGCAGTAGATGTGCCTAATGGTTTAGTAGGTCAAGTTATGGGAATGGATGTATTTCTTTCTAATAACATTTCATCAACTAATCATAATGATGCAGTCGATTCAGATGATGGTGCTTTGACTAATGGTAATGTGCTTGGTGGATTTTTATTGCATAAATCTGCTTTAGGAATAGCTTATAGCAAAATGCCTGTAGTAAACTCTGAATACGATATTGATTATATTGCTCATAAATTAGTAGGAGATGTTATTTATGGAGCTAAATTGCTTCAAGATGCCTCCCAAACTAAATGTTGGGGTATCGTTGAAGAAGGTACTACTTCTTGGTAGAATAGTTCTTAATGTAAGAGGGGGGATTAATTTCCCCCCTCACCTAATAAGGGGATATAAATGGCAAAAGATATTAAAGTTGTATTTAAAGGCAATAAAGCTCCATCAGGTAAAAATACAAACATCGAATATATGATTAGCTCGGAAAGATTAAAAAAACTTGAAGAAACTAAGATTTTTAATATAGAAATACTTGACAAGCCTAAGCCCAAAGCCAAGCCTAAGGCAAAGAAAAAGAAATGATAGACTTCAAGGTACTCATTGAACGCATTGGTGTTAATGAGGGCTTCCGAAGTAAACCATATCAATGTAGCGAAGGTGTTTGGACTATTGGACACGGAATTACTTGGCTTACTGAAGAAGAATCCCTACACATCCTTACAGGTCGCATATCGCAGTTACACTTAAAACTGCTTGATAAATTAGACTGGTATAAGGATATACCCCCTGAAGTACAGGGAGTGATTATCGAAATGTGCTATCAGATGGGTTTTACTGGATTCACAAAATTTAAAAAAGCAATAGCAAATATGCAAGAAAAAGACTGGAAAGGTGCTGCTACTGAGATGCTTGATAGTCGTTGGGCGAAGCAAACTCCCAACAGAGCTAATCGGTTAGCCGATATAGTCAGAGAGCATGGCTAAGTGGAGGATATACTCGCTTTAGTTGAACGCTTTGGGCTTCCTACAGGTATGCTTGCGGTGGTTTCTTATGCAATAACTAAATTGTTTCAATGGATGGCTAATAACCTAATGAAGCAAATTGCAGAAAACCACACCAGAATTGAAGGTATCATTATTAAGCTGATAGATAACTCTAAACAAGAGCGTGAGCAGAATCGGCAAAATATGAATGAAATACTTTCAAGGATGGATACCACCATCAATATTATGTCAAAGCTAACAGGAAACGGACTAAGTGGATCAAAAAATAGAAAAGATTAAAGCAGAAAGAGCCAGAGAAGTTCGCATTATGCGTGACAAAGCTGCTGTTCAGATTGCTCGTTATTCTTTGCCCACCATTGTTCTATTGTTCGGTGGGCTTGTTTTTTCTATTATCTACATTGAAGATGCAGCCATGATTGCTATTATAGCATCATCCACTTCATCAATTTCAATGGCTTTAATTGCTATTTTAAATTCAATGACTGGAACAAAGGATAAGGAAGATCCAGTTGTTCAAATTATGAAGATGTTTTCAGATCAAAATTCACAGCTTATTGAGCATTTAAAAGCTGATAAAGCGAAGTCACAAAATATAAGGTTAGGGGAAAAAGAAGTTACTTTAACTGAGGGTGCGACTAACATTCATGTATCAGATGATGACAAGGTATGGGGCAAGAACAAAATAGACAAATGAACAATAGAATAAGTGATAAGACCAGTCTTAATATTAGTCTGCCAATGATTATCCAGATAGTTGGTTTTTTATCAGCTATGGTTTGGGGATATAGTCAATTAACAACGAGAATTGCTTTTGTTGAAAACTCATCAGAGCGTAATGGTCAATATATAGATGAGATGAAATCTTTACAAGATGCTCCGATACCCTCAGATGTAAGACAAGATGAAATTTTAAGAACTCACGATGCCAGATTAAACAGCTTAGAAGCCGATATTGAATATGCTAAAAGGATATTATATAACAAATGACTGATGAAGCCATAAAATTGATACAGGAACTGGGTTTACCAGTTGCAATGAGTTTGGGTATGGCTGGGGCATTATATAGCCTTATACGCTATATTTTGAAGGAAAAGGTAGAAGATACTTTAAAGCGTTTCGATGAAAAGCACGCAAGTTTGCAACACAGATTGGATTTATTAGACAAGAAATTATTTGACTTTGAAAGGGAAATGATGGATGAGTTTGGCAAGGTAAAGAAATGGTCTGCTGAAATTAAGTCAGATTTGAAGGTTTATGTAGATTTAACAATGAAAGGAAAGCAATGAATAAATTGGCACTATTTTTAAAGAATTTTGCGATTGATTATGTTATTAAATATTTAGAAAGTAACAAAGCAGAGGTTATTAAGGCTGCAAATAAAGAGGTGAATTTGCCTATTTTAAATGAAAAGCAGGAAGCAGAATTAATGGATGCTATTTACGATGTGCTATTAACAGTAGTTAAAGGCATTAAGAAGTGATTCCAGCCTCATTTGTTCCTATGATAGCAAAGATGGTATTAGGTAAGAAGATATTACCTAAATTACAAGAAGAAATAGCAAAGCACATGGCTAAAATGTTTAAATTAGAAAAACTTCTTAATTATATGGAACTGCCAAATGATGCAGACCAAAACTCAGCCAAAGCATTAGAGCAAGTTGCCTTGTTAGCAGGAGAGTTATCAGCTATTGAGAACAGGTTAAATAAATTAGAAATATTAAACAAAAAACCTAAAAAAGTTAAGTCAGATGCCAAATGATTTAAAATTACAAGAAGGTCATCCAATAGATGAGAACTTACGACCAATTAAAGTCGGTGGTGAAAGTTCTGCTTTAGAAATATCTAAAGATGATGTGAGGGTTAAGAATTTATTTGTCTCTGGTGATACTACTGGAGTTTCTGCTTCTGATGATACTAAGTTGCCTTTAGCTGGTGGTGCAATGACAGGAAATATAACATCTGCAAGTGATTTTAGTTTAGCAGTAAGTGGTGATATAACATTAGATTCAGCAGATGATATAATTATAGATTCGCAAGATGGTAATTTTATCTACAAGAAGAATGGCACAGAGTTTAGTCCTGCTAATAGTGCTTATGCTGGGATGATATTGGGATTTACTGAGGTTTTTGATGATAATATAAGTGGCGAAGATATTTTTCAAGTAACGACCACATCATTTGTCAATTTAAGTCTAACACAAGGAGGTGGTGAGAAATATTTAAAGGTTGTTTTCGTTGTTCCTCCAAGCAATAAGGTTCTAATAAAAGTTAATTTACCTTACTGTGGTGCTATTGATGGAGGTTTATACTTAGGACTTGCAACAGATACTTCTGCAACCACCTTACATGAAGATTATGAAAGGATTGTATGGGATGTTGATGAGTCTGATTCTGTTAATGTAAATGCTCAATGGGTAATACATGGTTCAGACCATAGCTGGAGTGCAGGAGAATCTAAAACTTTATATGCTATGGTTAGAGAAGGAACAGCAGGAGGAAGAATATGGAGCGGGGACAGTTTGAATAATTATGGTGCTTGGACAATGGAAGCAGTCGCACTTCCTGCAACAATAGGAGATGGTTCATGAGTTTAGTAAACAAAACATTCGCAAGTTATTTTAAAGATTTATTTCATATTAATAATTCTAATAGTGGCGTAGATGCTACTGTAAGAAATGTTAAGGATGGTCTTGGTAATTCTACTGCTATTTCATTATCTGATGATTCTTTAACTGTTCAGCCTGTAAATGATGATACCCCTGCTGCTTTTTTAGTAAAAAATAAGGCAGGGAATAATATATTTTTTGTAAGTACATCTGATTCATTGGTCAAGGTTGGTACTTCCAATGTTAATGCAACAACGATGTATGCAAATTTTGGAACTTCCTATTTAGATAGTACAGGTACAGCGGCATTCTCTGCTGACACTCATTATGCTGTTGGCTTTGCTGGGGCAAATTCTTTTGGTGCTGTGGCTGCTAATATAGCAATGGGAACTTCCACTACTTCGTCTTTTAATGACACAAACCCAGCAACGAGTTTAACAATATCTAATACTGCAATGGATATGGTGGGTGTGTATTGGTATGTTATGGATGATATAACAATAGATGCTGTTAAATGGTGGCACGCTGCTGATGCTGCAACAGGTGAGGCAACCGCTGCTCACTTAATGGCTTACACAGTAGATTCTGGAAATGGGTCTACATCTGGAGACTTATCAGGTGGGGTTGTGGTGGCTGATGGTGCAAATATTACAAACGCAGGATATGAGCAAATATACTATCAGGCTATGACAATACAGTCAGCCAATGTGGATGCAGGTAAGGTTATCTTATTTACATTCGCCTCAGATACAATCAATTCAGACTATTCAATTAATGCAACAGTAAAATACCATATTAGGTAAGGAGATTTAAATGCCAAATTTTACAGCAACAACCACAATTACAACAGGCAGAGGCGATACTTTAATAGCCACCAAGTCGGGCGATTATAATGATATTTTCAATATCAGGCAGGAATGCAATAATGAGACAACTTTTATTAATTTACTCGCTGGAGGCACAAAGGCGGCTGCTACTTTAGAAGATTGTAAGACTTTAATTATAAAAAATACTGGCATCGTAGGAGCAGAAATACAATTAAAAACCAAAGAATGGACTAATGCCACTCCTGATACTAATGCAGGAACTAATTCCTACCAAAGCTATTTATTGGCTGCTGGCGAATATATCTTGTTACCGAGTTTCAGGCAGGTTAATATGCAAGCTGGGGATAATTCAGCAGGAGATGCTTATCAGCTAACTAATCAAGCACCAGATTCTAATATGTATGTGGCAGTTAATAATCCTGCTGCTGGAGATGCTCAATTAGCTGCTGAAGCAATAGATGGCTCTGAAACTGAAATAGATGTAGATGATGGCGACTTTTTCAAAGTAGGTGACCTCGTGCGTATAGAAAATGAAATATGTGAAGTAACTGCAATTTCATCAGATACCCTGACAGTTATTAGAGGTACGCATGGTTCAACTGCTGCAACTCATTCAGATGATACTGCTTTAAGATTTCCATTCTTTAATGCTTATGCTGATTTTGATAAATTCTCAACAGCTCAGACAGATGCTTCAGGAAGATTTAAAGCTATGAACTTTTTCGGATATGCGAGAACTGAAGGTGAAGCAGATGGCTTGGTTGCAGGTTCTATCTCTGGGAAATTCTATGAAGCAGGGTATCAGGAATTAGGTTTATCAGGTATTACAGCAAGCACAAATTCTGGTCTTTCAACTTCTACAACTTATTATTTTAAAATAGCAGTTGATGGTGGAAGCATTTTAGAGATTAGCTTCACCACAGATTCCAGTAATGTAAACTTCGGTGGAAATAATGGTATCATTCAAAAGATTCAAGATGCTTTAAATACTCAGTTTTATACTGAAAGCCATTTATATGAGAAGAAAGTTAATGTAGCACTTACCCCTGAAGGAGACATAAGATTCACATCAGGTCAGCATCTTTCTACTTCTGCTATATCTTTAACAGCAGGAACAAGTGGAACTGCTAATACTGATGAGTTCTTTGATGGCTCGAATGCAATAGGTAGAATACCAGCATCACCAGAGGCGGCAGTTGCAGCGAGATTACCACAAGATACGATATTAGATAAGAAGTCAGGGCTTAGCATATCTAATACCTCTGCTTTCTTTTATGATGATGGGCATGGTAATATTTTAGGAAAATGCACAGGAACAATTAATTATGAAACAGGTGCTATTGATTTGCAGGGATGTCCTCCTAATGCGAACTTTGTAGTAGATGCAAATTATGGTTCTGCTCATTCTGGAGGTAATGAATATACCGATTCAATAGCTAACTGCTTACTGCTAATATCTGGAAGAAGTACAAACAGTAAGATTAATACAACCATAGAAATAATAGGACTAAAATAATGCCAAAAGGTAAAGGAACATACGGAAAAAAGGTCGGGCGACCAAAAAAGAAACAGCGTAGGAGGAAATAATGGCTACAGCACCCATATATTGCACTCATAAAGAGCTTAAACGGGTTTATCCGCAAATAGATTCTTTTGATACAAAAAGACCTCTTTATGGATGGGTAGAGGTGACGACTAATAAATATGCGGCTCACAATAGCGGTTTAGTTTCTCAGTTATTTGCAGATGGTGAAGATTTAGGATCGGCACAATCTGCTCACACCGATTTAAATGTAGAAGGTGAATGGTTTTATAATTCAGCAGAGGATATATGTTATTATTATTCAGCCAGTACGCCATTAAATAAACTGATGGAGGCTGGTGAAGAATTTGCTACTTTAATAACACAATTTCGCACAGATGCGAGCAGATACTTAGACTCTAAGTTAGACCCTAATCTTCCCCGTGAGCAACTTAAAGACAAGTCAGGCAATTTTGATTATATGATTATTCGTAGTTCCGCACTTATTGCTGCTGCATTTCTTATTCGTGCCACCGACCCAACTAACGAGGTCGCAACGGCACTTATGGAGGAGGCTCAAGGAAATATTGATGCCTTAAATAACGGAAATGCTGCCCTATCATGGCAAACTACTCGTGATGCTTCTACGGGTATTGTAAGAGATGTGACTTACACAGACGGGCAAATACGACCTGTTGATACTCGTGGTAATTGGAATGGCACTTATGATCTTGTAAAAGTTAAAATTATAGATGGTGGTGCTATTGGTACTGCTACATATTCAGTATGGACTAAGGATAGCGACCAATTAAAGAATAACCAAGTAGTAACTGCTGAGAAAATTAATGGTGATTATCAAGCTCTTGCAGGCGGACTTCAGATACGATTTGGCGGTGAAAGTGATTCTTCAACTGCTACTGCTAACAATGAGTGGGAAATAGAAGTTATGGGTGCAGCTGAACATATAGATGCTTCTGGTGTTAAATCTGTTAAAAATACAAGATGGCTGTAAGTTTTACTAACAACTGGAAGAATATTCTTGATAAATTAGAGTACACTATTCGTAATGAATTTAAGGGTGCTTTGCCTGTTTACAGAGGTAACCAAGCTCCAGCAGGTACTACATATCTGCAATTAAACCCCGTCGGGTCGGAGCTTTTAGAATATAATGTTACTTCAGAGACAAGAGAGTTTACTATACAGGTTTTGTATTACTTTTTAGAGGCTAATGTGAAAGATAGTGCGTTGGATCATATTCTTCGCACAGTTTCACGGATAGAGGCTCTAATACACGACAACATGGCTATGACACTTACTGATAATAGTAATTTGTTTAATTGCAGGCTTCAAAGTACAGAATTAAATGCTGGTGATGATGATATGTATGTTGTAGAATGGGAATACAAATGTATGCACTTAGGGAACATAGGATAAGGAGATTAAATGAAGATAAAATTGATAGATAAAAATTCAAGCTTGCCTAATTGTTGGAAAGAATGTGGTGTAGGCAAAGATGATTGGGATAATTTAAGTTCAGGAAAAGAGATAGAGGTAAAATCTGTTCCTGATTCAATTAGTAGCTTAGTAGAAACATCTACTAAAAAGAAAGGAGATAAATAATGGCAACATCAGCTCATACTTTTTCACCTAAGGAGTGGAAGTGTTTTGTTATATCTGATGCGACTAATGCTGGTTCAACAGGTATTCATTCTTCAAATATGAATCAATTAGATGTTGACTCTATATCATTTCCGTCACTAAATGTAACACAGACAATGGATGTTAGGAGCGGAGTTGGACATACCTTAAAGGATGAAGACTTTTTCCAAGACAATAAAATGCGAGTGGTAGAATTATCACTTTCAGGAACATTGCATGATGATGCTGGGCATAGACTGTTATTGGCTAATATCTGTGGTGCTGCACAGGCGGATGATACAGATCAAACGATTGCGGCTGGACATAAAATAGTATCACAATTATATGGTGCTGCGGTAACAAATAACGCCTCATCTTTAACTGTGGTATTACAACCATCAGATGTTACCAACCAAACAGGTTTAGAGTTATTCGGTTGCGTTGTTACTAATTTTGCAATTAATGCTGATACAGGAACAGAAGGAGGCTTATATAAGTGGTCTGCCACTCTACAGACAGGCAAAGTACCTGATCTTGCTTCTACTGCTGCTGCTGGTAGTGCAGTTTACGCAAATACCACTACAACAACTTTAGGTTCTGCATCGGTAACAAAGATTTATAATAAAGATGCAATGCTAAATAGCTTTACTACAACTATTGATTACCCCGCAGTATTTACAGGAGTGTCATCAACAGGTTATCAGGCTGTAGCAAGAGGTGCGGAATGTTCGGTTACTCACGATTGTCAAGTGAAATATGATTCTGAAACTAAAGGTTTGGTAAGCTCGTTTGATACTCAAACTGCTGCAATGGCAGAAAATACATTTATTATTGCAAATAATGGCAATTTTGGCGTTGATACTGCGAATGGGGTGTTAACTAATGTAGCATATTCAGAAGGTGATATAATGATGCTTGATGTTTCCATTAAGGCAGTAGACGATGGTACTGATGCACTCTTGATAGTTGATTTAAGTGATTAATCATGGAAAAGCTAAAATTAAAATCAGGGCGTGAAATTAACATCAAAGATGTATCTCTTGACGAGAGAGATGAAATGCTTGATAGTGTTGAATATACTTATGATAATAAGGGAAATGTAAGTGGTGTTAAGATGATGCACTCGACTATAACTAAATGGCTTCGTTTTGGTTTAAACGGACAGGCTAATGATGAGTTTATTCTTGGTTTGAGCTTTGAAGAACGAACTGAGATATTCCTCGCTATGCAGGAGAAGTTGCTAACGGGGGAAGAGAGCGGCTCCAACTCGAAATAAACATCTATGCGGATTGGTGTGGGGGCTGTCAGTACCATACATATCCGTATGATGCACAGATACCTGTTTTTGTAAACGGAAAGCGTGAAGTTCACACTTTTAGATGCGATGATGATGTATGGAAAATAATTGATCTATTAATAGAAGAAACGAAGGGAATTAATGAAAAAGGCAAAGAGTTTGACATCGCTAAATCCGTCAATGCTCAGTTGCCTTTTTTTTGTTGTCGTAATGTTGTTTACGACAGAGATATTCAAAAGGATATTGAACGATATGTATATTGTGAGCAGTTCGGAATATCCCCATATCAAGGCAGTTACGGGGATCAACCTGCTAAATGGGTAGACAGAGCTTTTGTGATAAAGAACACACTTGCAAAAAAACAAAAGGATCAGATAGATGGCACAAGAAAAGATAATAATTAGTTTTAAAGCTATAGGGGATAAGTCTTTACTTAAAGCTATAAATAGTTTAAATAAAGCCACGAAAGAGCTTGAAGGGAAAATGGTTCAAAGTGCATCTGCTGGAGATAAGCTTTCCAATTCCCAAAGGCTTGTTAATCATCGTATGTCCTCTAATATTAAAACTGCAAGCTTATTATCTGGTGCATTTGCCACTCTTAGAAATAAACTTTTACTTGCTTCGTTTGCTGCGACTATGGCTGCGAAACCATTATTTGAATTAGTGAAAGCACAGTCAGATGCAGAAGAAATAGCTAATAAATTTAATGTAGTTTTTGGTAAACAAGCCGATATAGTAAGGAATTGGGCTAAAGCTCTTGGTGCAAGTGTGGGAAGGGCAAGTTCAGAGCTTGAATTTATGCTTGCAACGCTTCAGGATACTTTTGTTCCGCTTGGGTTCACCCGTGAGGCGGCAACAAAATTATCTACCTCACTTACACAACTTGCTTTAGATGTTGCTTCTTTTAATAATAAGGCAGATGCAGATGTTATAAGGGATTTTCAAAGTGCATTGGTAGGCAACCACGAAACTGTGCGAAAATATGGTATTATAATAAATGAGGTTACTTTAAAGGAAGAGGCTCTGAGGTCTGGAATAAGTCAAACTAACAGAGAATTAACTGAGGGTGAAAAGGTACAAGCAAGATTAAATCTTATATTTGCAGGAAGCAAGGATGCGATAGGTGATCTACACA